AGAATTGCTTACTCTGATAAATTACGCCACACACTGAATGTGGATGCTTTGTATCACGTACTCTATTTAGGACAGTCTTAACAATGTAAGCTTGTCCTATTAATCCCTCTCCTCGACCTTCATAATACAAGTTGCGCACGGCACACCTATACTCGTTGTTATTAACAACTATATTTTCTCTTAGCTGGAGAGGAGGGCCATGCAGCATGGCCCCAACAATTAGATGGTAAGTTAAAATACTTTCAAGAACCATTTGACACCCTTAATTTGTTTTCGTCCAATAATTTTAACTCTTCTAAATCACAACTGTCAAGTAGTTTATTCAAAACAAACTGGCAATCATTTTCAAAACATTCTGTACTCCAATCTACATAATGTTGGAAATTTCTTTCTCTCAGTTCGATATGTAGTTCTTGCTCGTAATCATAAATCTCTTGGTGTGTTGCAGTAAAAATTCTTAACTTGTGAATATTTTTCTTAGAGATCTTAGATAATGTTCTTAAACTTTTAACCCTTTCATCGACATCAAAGCTTCTACCAACCTTTATAAATTTACCATTAAAATCTAAAACATAAAGAAAATCTGTTTCATCTTTTCTTTCAGGGTAATATCCGTTGCCGTTTCCTAACTCCTTTTGTCTGTCTTTCCAGCAACCCATACAACGACTTTTAAGACTTACGAAGCTGCTATAACGAACACTTTGTTTTCCATGTATTTTGCAAATATATTCAAAATTAGAATCTTTGTTTTTGTAGCTATCTGGAAAACCTATAACATCATAATCCATTTCCTTGCAGATTTCAGTACACTTTTGTAATGCAATGTGTTCTGGTGTTCTCCTCCGTTCTGCTAAAGCTGTAGCTTTGCATTTAGGACAACCACTGTTAGTATTAATAACACTATCTATACTAGCAGTCCACTTATGTCCATCTTTTAAGCATTCAAGGTTTAGCTTTGTCCTTTGATTTTTAAACTCTTCTGTAAAACCATGGACGATGAACCCTTTATTCTCTCCTGCTCTGCGAGCAAGGATTAAGAATTGCCAGTCTTTCCAACTTGGTCTTTTAGAACACCCACAGGGTTTGTTTCCTGATTTTAATTTACCTTTTGTACTAATAAAATAGCCATCTGGAAATAACTCTGGATCTTTGGAACATTCAGTACAGGTTACTTTAAAAATTGTGGTATTATTAAGTTTTCCTATTCTTCCTGCTATACCCATAACCTCTAATTTTCCAACTCCAGATTTCCATCCAATAAATTTTTCTGGTTTTTCATATTTATTATTATTATTTTTCATACCTAGTCCCAACTTCTTACACAATTATTAACAAAATCATCTATTACTTTAATTTCACAATCTTCACACCAATAGATATTCCCTGTGTGTTGTCCTTCATAGCAACGTCCTGAATTATAATTGGAATAAGTCGTATCTATAATATCGGTAAGTTCTTTTCCGCAATCGGGACAAGAGATACACATATTAAACTTCCTCTTCTGATAGATCATCAGGAAGAATAGTAGGTGTCTCTGGAACTACAGGAACATCAGTATTGGTCTCAGGGATAGTACTATTGCTACCCTTCTTCAAAGTTGGATCAAAAGTAAAACGAATACCAGAAAGAGATAGAGTATTCATCAATTCAGTTAGCGTTACCTCTGGACGAACCACTGTCATTGTTTCTGGATTTCCACCTGCATCAACAATTGCTTTATTAAGGCTATCAAGGAACTCTTTATTAGATTTAAAGACAGCAATAGCTTCAATGCTATCGGTAAAGGGGTTAAGAGTCAGAGTTGGGCTAGAGCTGTATTGAGATTCGTACATATTATTTGTTCTCCTTTTCTTTTATAAATTGATTAACATACATTTCTTTATGTTCAATGAACTTTTGTAACCACATTTCTGTAAGTTCATGTTTAGTATATTCAGAGTCTTCTGGTAAGTCAAGTTTCTTTTTAAGGGTCTCTGTTTTGTATCTGGAAATCCTACGTTTCTCTACTTCAACAATCTCACCATGAAGCTTAGGAAGCTGAGTTCCAGATTGTTCCAAGTATTCTACAAGATTTTTCAACAAAGTCAATAGTTCAACATCAGTTTTTCCAAACAATTTACGGTAATAAAGTTCTATACGTCCAAGAAATAAATTACTCCTTGAATTAATTGGTTGTCTGACTAGACCACTCTGGTGGTCATGATCCAAAACACATTGGTCAAGTCCTTCTCCATATTTCATCTCCGAAATAGGGCAAGTATTTGTTTGATTATTTTCCCTATACTCTTTGATTTGTTGTGAGCCTTTTATCCACAACTCTTTTTGCAAGATTAGATTGAATTGTTTTCTTCTGGTTGTAGTTGACTTAGTTGTAATTTTCCTTTTCTTGTATCGTCTCAACTTTTCTCCTTTTCAGATAAAGTTACTTCCATGCGAAAACATATAGTGAATTCATTACTGACAGTACTTTGGATAATCTTTGTACTAACGATATCATAGTTACCTTGTTCAGTATACTTAATTGCATCTGTTGTTGCATGATTCAAGAGTACAAGATCAATGCAATTGTTTGGGCCACTGACATCATATTGAAGTTTCATTGTTTATCCTTCTGTATCTGCAAGTACGCATTATAGACAAGGCAAGCATCGGACAAATCTTCTTTTCCTGCATTTTCACCACTATTCTTATATCCATCAAGAACTTGAGGCCAATGTTGTTCTGCAATGGAAGTCATAACTTGTTTATCCATTTTTATCTTAGATTTTTTAGTCTTACCTTTATCATTAACGGTTTCAACTTCTCCATCATTTTCCATCAACACTCTAGCTTTACTTTTAACTTGTGTAGGTGAAATAACAACTATATTTTCTGGTTCAACAAGATCTAATTGTTTCAACTTATGTAACAGTACATAATACAACCCAGCAAGAGATCTTGTTGCATTACCAACAGCATTTAATGCAAGACCTTCAAGAATAACCTTTTCAACATTGTATTCATTGACAACTGAAATTATATTATCAGATATAAAGTCGATCTTGTCAACTTCTTTTTCAAAATAAGTGACACTTTTCAGTTTCTTCTTGCACTCAATACCACCAGACTTAAAAACATCCCAGAAAATTGGTACATTATCATTCCAAACAACAACGGCACATTTGCTGATGCTCTGATCTATACTTAAGACATTTCTCATTCAACCTCTTTTGTTTTAACAGTGGTCTTGTACTCGATACTGTTCATCAAACACTCTTTGAATTCATCCATTAATTCCTGTGAAAGCTGTTCCCCATCGTATTTCTTGAGGCGTTTCATCTTCAACCGATCATATTTGAAAACGGGTATAGTATTTTGGACAAACTGTACCACTTTTTCTTCTTGTTGCTCTTGACTCATCTTTTCTCCTTATTTAAATAATTTACTAAACCAAGATTTAACCTTAGTAACTTTAACAATTTTATAACCTTTCTTCTGGCAATCCCAGCAAGGCTCAAATACTCCTGTTGTAATAACATAGACTGCTCTACTAACTTTGCAAACAGGGCATGGATAGTTGTGGCTAGCAATCAATAGACTGTCATGTAGATAAACAGTAATATCTGCCAATGGTAAATCGTCTTGTGTAAAATCTGGAAGTCCTTTTCCATTTGTATCTTGAATTTTAAATGTCACTATCAAACCTTACTAAAACTAATGCCGTATTTTCCAACCCTGAATTCCTTTGGTTGAAATACAGGCAAATCATAACTATTAAGAATTGGATTACGTTTTCGATCTACAATTTGGAATCTATAACCAAACAACTGCAAAACAGTAAACCCACCTTCGCTAAAGAAATGTGCCATTATTTATTCTCCAATCTTGAGTTCAATACCTTTAAAAGCAATATCATGACCTACAAATTGTGGACTTGTAGTTTCACCGTTGATTTCACCAATCAGACTAAAATCACCGCCTCCTTGACTTGCATATAGCAAATCATCTAATGCAGAGGCTAATTGGTGTGCTTGGTCAACATCATGCAGTTTAATAGTTACAGAGCAAGGTTGGTTCCATTTGTGTGACCCGTTAATATTTACAATATCTACCATTATTTATTCTCCTGTTCTTGTTCTTCAAATAGCTTTAGCATATCAAGAAGATCTTGTTTTGTAATATAAATAATTTGGTCATCTTCATGATCAAGAAGCTCGACCTCATTTCCGAATTTTGTAGCAACAACACTATTAGATAGGTTAATTGTTGACACATTACTCATCTTGTTTCTCCTTTTTCTTTGGTAGTTTTGCATTATATTCTTTCATCAATGAAAAGAAAGTAGTTTTATCATCTCTTGATTTTTTCATATATACTAGACTAAAAATAATCTCTAACCATTGTCCTGCACTAAACTTCTGCTGTTTTCCTGTAAAATCAACAAACTCAACACCATCTGGAAACCAATCCACATATTGTTGTGCTACTTTTTCAAGGCATTCAGTTTTCGTTGTACAAGTGCCTAACAATTTATATGCACTGCTTGCACCAAATGTTAATCCAAAAGGTTGATATGGCATTATACCATCTACACTATCACCTAAAATTGTTTGTCCACACAACCACTTAAAACCATAACCTTTTAGTGATGCTTTGTCCAACCAAATTTCACCAACACCATCATCTATTAACATAGGCTTATTATGAACCAACTTACCATCTCTTGTCAATGGATCAATGATTAATCCTGCAAAACCACGCTGGTCTTTATCAAATGAAACGATAATGTATTTAAACCACCCATGTTTCAGGTAGTGTTGATACCCAATCTCAGCATAAGCTCTGCAAACATCGTCAGCTTCAAAAGTATCTATAGTCTTAGCGTTATGGTGCTTTACGATATACTCTCGTGCCTTTTCTAACAAAACAGGACGCAACATTCCTTCACGATTGCTTTTGTATTGTTGAGGTAATGGTGCATCTAAGCGAAAATTACGCTCGCCGCCCAATAAACAAATATACTTTGTTAGTCCTAAATTTTCAAGCAAAGGTTTAATTTTTTGTTTGATTGCGTGATAGCAATGGCTTTCTTCGGATGGAATCTGGATATCTTCAATAGTAAAATCTTCTTTTTTGTATAATGGAAGCCCTTGGACTTCTCGCATTATATTCTGATCATAAAGATACCCACCTAACTCTTTCTTTTTCCGTCCATGAAAATCTATTCTTGTCTTGAAGTTCATATCGAAATTATGAAGTTCAGATGTAACACGGATTTCACGTTTCTCAGAAGATGCTGCCGAAGTGAAAGCGGTTTGGTCTGCATCAAAAACCACAACTGTTTCTGATCTAATTAATTCTTGAATATTGTCAATATATGGGTATGTCAAATTCCCTCCAATTTTAATTCTTTAAACTTACAAGTGGTATCCAGTAAATCATTTAAAATAGGTAGTGATGGATTTACTAGGGTTTCTGTACTCCAACTGCAATAGTACTGAAAATCGGGGCGTAATTTATCCAACAACTCTTGTTCGTAACCATAAACTTCTTGGTGTGTTGCTGTGAAAATTCTAAGTTTTATAATATTTTTGATTCCAGAGCAACCCTGCCTCTTTAAATCTTTGATTCTCTCATTTACATCAAAAGATCTCCCAACCTTAATAAATTTATCATTAAAATTCAATACATAAAGAAAGTCTTGTTCATCTTTTCTTTCCGGATAATATCCATTTCCATTACCTAACTCAATTTGTCTTTCTTTCCAACACGCTGGACATCTAGTTCCTCCATTTACAAAGCGATCATAAATTACAAAATTAGTTCCGTGTTTTTGGCAAACATATTCAAATTTAGTTTTATGAGCACCTTTATATGTCCCTCCTACAAAGCCAATCGGCTTATAATTCATATCTAGGCAAATATTTTCACATTTAATAAAAGCTTCCATATCTGTTGGTTTGTACACGCCAGAACATTTAGGACAACCTTTTTTATGATTGATCACACTGTCTATAGTTGCAGACCATTCAAAACCATCATGTAAGCACTTTAGTCTCAATTTCGTATTTTTACAATTTCTAAATTTAGTCACAAAACCAATAACTTCAAATTTACCAGCGCCCTCTCTACGTGCAAGGATTAAATATTGCCAATCTTCCCATCTTGGGCATTTAGAACAACCACAAGGTATTTGGCCGTTTAATAAACTACTCTTCTTGTTTATAAAATAACCAAGAGGAAACAACTCCCTGTCTTTAGAACACTCTGTACAAATTACCTTGAATGTAGTATTCCTACCTTGTTTTCCAGCAATACCAATTACTTCCAATCTCCCCTCAGGGCTTTTCCAACCTATAAAATCTTCTGGTTTTTGTGGAGGTTTTCTTTTATTTTTAACTTTTAATTCTTCACTACTGTTCAAACACCCCCCTATAAAAATAGAGCCTCTTAATTGAGGCTCCTTTATACTATTTAACACATATCAAACAAGTTTGGCTTTAACAATTTCATAGGCACTAAGTGCTTCATCAGAGTCTGTTGCAGTTTCGGTCACTTTTGCACTCAAATGCTCGGCAACAATACTTTTCGTATATTTATTAAACTTACTCTTCTTAAGTGCGTTATCCCCATGTAAATATTTATGTGTATCGTACAACCCTTGTAGAATAACTTTCTCAGAATCTTTTGCTGATTGCACAATTTCACGAAGTTTAATAATCTCGTTTACTTCTTTTACAAATACATCACGGTCTTCAGTACCAGCAGGAACTACATTTACTTGGGATTGGTTTACCATATCTTATTTCTCCTTCTGTTTATCTATTATTTATATTTTAATTAAGAATAGTATTGTTCAAAATAGAATTTGGCATAAGGAACGTTATCAATGTCACCATAGAACAGATCTTCCCCAAACTCATCATAAAATTCCTTAACCTTCTTCCACAAATCAGACTGAAAAGCAGATTCAACAAAAATACAGTCTTCTGATTCTTCTTCGTAGATTGAATAGTCATTGCTGTATCCAGCCCAGCGATAATCTACATAATTATCTTGGACTGAAGGATCTAGGTTTGCTTTCAACATACCTACACCGTGCCCTACGTGCTTCATACTACACTCGTCTTGATCGCCACAACTCCAAATTGCATTAATAATTAGTTTGGTTTGTTCTTGTGCTTTCTTTAGCTTCTTCTTAATCTTCATTTATTTCTCCTTTATCTTTTAGTTTATATCTAGAATTTATTATTCGTAAACAGTAATTGTCTTTTCTACAGGAAACACTTCTTTCAGATCATCGAGGTCTGGTGTTTCAAAACCACAATCACAACGGTCGAGGTTTTCACCTTTTACTTCAATACTTGGATACTCAAAGAAACGTACTGTACTATCAATAGTGACCTTTACAACTTTGATTACACTGTTATACCAATAGTGCTCACTAGTCACCTCTTTATGTACAACATCAAAACACTCCTCAAATGTTTCAAATAGTTCATATATGTCTGTTGAGTATCCCTCTTCCTCATTAAACTCTGTAATAAACTGTTTTAGTGTTTTCATTAGTTATTCCCCTGCTCTTCAAAAAGCTTTAACATATCCAGAAGGTCTTGTTTTGTTAACCAAGTAAAATACGGGTCATAGTTTTGTATACAAATCTCACCATATTTTTGGTGATAACTGTATCTCATGTTTATTTTGTTTTCTGGTCTATCCATATTATATTTTCCTTTTAAATTATTGTGTCTTCAGATCTTTAATAACTTCAAGAGAACCATGATCTTTAAACGTCTTGTCTTTTACAAACTTAAAACACTCATAGACATCTACAATTGAAGCATTATCATCTGTAAAGTTCAACATGTCTTTTACTGTCTTATCCATCAGTGGATATTGTTTAAGTCCTTTAAAAGAGACATATCCTAACAGCTCATGAAGAAGATTAATTTCAGCTTGTGACATCTTGACAACATAATCACCAACTTTGTTGATTTTCTTAAGTTTCATTATTTATTCTCCTTTGTTTTCCGATTAATGAAACCGAGAATCTTACTCTTCCCTGATTTCACTTCGTCTATTTTACTACCGTTTCTGCAATTAGTCAAGAGGTTTTCTTCTTCGATTTGAATTATTGCGTTGTTGTACATCATGAACTCATCTAAATTCTGTGCTTTCTGAAGTAGGTTATAAATTATTCCTAGATCCATAAATTAATTATCCTTTTGTCCACTTTGGAGATGATGCCGCTGCATATTAAGAGTCTCCTTTATGTTGTCCCACTTGAACCAAAACCCCCTTCTCGTTCATTGTCTAATGCTTCAAACAACGGAAGATATGAAAGAGGAATAATTTGTGCAATTCGTTCGCCTTTTTCAAGGGTAACAGGTTCAGTGCCAACATTGCGATACATCACTTTTACTTCGTCTTTGTAGTCTGAATCAATAATACCAACACCATTCATCAAAAGCAAATTCTTTTTCAACGCAATTGAACTGCGGGCAGAAAGCATATAAAACATGTGGTACTCATGATTGTCAATGTAATAGTCTGTAGGTATAAGCATAGTTTGATTTGGTTCAATAGTTATCTGCTTTGAACAAGTAAGGTCTGCACCAGCAGAATATTTAGTTTGTCGTTTAATCATTTACTCTCCTTTTTAATATTTTTTCAACAAATCAATAATACTATCTTTTGTTGCTAGAATTTTATCAAATGTATCAGCAACAATTTTATCGTCACGGATTTCAACAAAACGTGGCAAGAAGATGCTGTATTGATCTTGTTTCAGTTCGTTAGTTACCAAATCATTCCCTTTGATTGTTACAATCTTACCAATCATTTCATCTTGTGTCAAGAAGAACTTCTTGCGTTGTGCATCAGTCAAGCCGCTACCAACTTTGCACTTCACGATACCGTCTTCAGATTCTACAAAAATTGCACCGATCTGTCCAGACTTTTTACTATGTTCTTGGAAACCAATAATTTTCATTTCACATTCGAATTCATTTTTGAGCTTCAAACCATCCTTAACTTTACCATCTTTCCATTTTAGTTTAGGTGACTTGATTACAGTCCCTTCCATGCCTTTAGAACGTGCTTCTACAAAATGATCAATAACTTCTTGTGTTGTATTACAGAAACGAGATTCTACCATTTGAATGTGTGGTGTGTCAACATAACCTACAATATTTTCTACCAGATTAAAACGTTCAATATAGTTTTCTGTTGATTTCCGATTATTATATTCATCAATACTAACAACATCCCAGAGAACAATAACAACTTTATCTGGATCAGATTCATCACTGTTCAAGTATCCATTACCAATCTTGCGTTCTTCAAATTCTGTAAAACTGTTTCCTTTACGGACAAGTGCTTCGCAGTGTAGGACAAAACCAGCTCCTGAATCTGTAATCAACTCCATTAGTTTCTCTTCTACAGTATTAGGTAGTTTGAACTTGCAATTAATACCACTTCGTGAACGATAACTAACAGAATCATTAGTAACAAACACGTCTGCATAGAGACCGTCAAGTTTAATTTGAGAATAGCACGGAAGTTTGAAATTCTTAATTAGTTTTTCACTAAACAGTGTGTACGATAGATATGGTGGTTCTGTAATCAAACCTTTCCAGATTTTATTAATTGTGGTTGTCTGTACACCACAATCTAAATCTTTCTTGACAATATTGCAAACAAGTTCTTGCACCTCAGTTGATCGTTCTGACAAGACACCAACCAAGAAAGAAATTGCTTTATTTCCTGTCACTTCACGAGAATAAATTGTTTCAAGGACATCAAACAAAATCTCAAATTCTTCATCCTCATCATACTCGAAATATTCACCGTGTTTCCAGTTATCTTCATAAGGGATACTTTTAATATAAAAGTTAATGCTTGGGTCATAAGCGAGATAGAAAACTCTCTTTAGAATTTCATTATCTTTGTTTGCAAGCAAGATTGATTCCTTCTCATTACGAGAAGATGTTTGACGAAGTTCTTTAATAATATCTACAACCTTTTTCATTCTTTCTCCTTAATCAATATATAGTGGGACAACGCTTACCTTTGTTGATACTTGTGCTCTTGGTCTCACCCCTAACATTTCGGTACAAACATGTCTTGTAATTTCCTGAAACCGATTCAGAAACAAGTTTGTATCTGCTGTGTGCTTTACTTTCGGTGGCGCTGACACTTGGTACAAATGTAGCGACAACAAGAATGATACCAATAAATACCAACATTGTCCACCCTTTGATTTTGCTTTTCATTTTAATCTCCTATAACAACTCTGTAACTAAAGTATACTAAGGTTTGTCATTATCATCCAGACTTTTCTTACTAACCGGATCATAGATCCCCATCTGGATCCTTTCATGGCAACTTAATAATGTCCAAGGGATATTGTTAGATTTATAAAACTCCACATCACGAAGCCATGGTGCCCAAACCATGTACTCATCCCAACTGAGCCATTCGTCATTTGGATCATTATATGTCTCATCCATATAGTCCAGCCATTTGTACACATACTCCATTTTTGTCTTAAATAGTGGTGCATGTATATCAAAATTAGATTTCTTCTTAACAGGTTGTTTTGTAGTAACTTTCTTATCTGAAGATTTAGGTTTGGTAGTTTTATTACTTGTCGTTTTTTTCTGTGTTACTTTCTTTTCCACTCATCTTCTCCTTTTCTTGCTCTGTAATCATCTCCATGATAAACTTCAACGGCAACACACGCAACATCTGCCTCATGTGGGGCAGTAATGCACCCTCCTCCTGCCCGACCCACCGATCACCACCTAAAGCTAAGATCCCCGCTTCAAACATTGCAGAGTTAGCCAAATTAGTAGCAGAACTATTAATTTCTAATAGTTGTTGTGCAGAGAACAGTTGTTTTGGTTTATCTTTAAAAGTCATACTTAATTCCTTCTTTATCAAGTTGTTCTTTAAGTTCTGAAACTGTCAAAGCATTCCCTTTGCAGTTTTCAGGAAGATCTACAACAATAGATTCTCGTGAAGCTTTCCATACTGTCCAAGCCCATTGAGTCTCATAATCAATATATTCTCCCCAATCTTCTGCATCCAGTTTGAAGAATTGTTTAGCCCATTTTTCAAATTCTTCTCGTACTTTATCCATTTCTTTTCTCCTCAGATATTAAAATGTTGTTTCAAAACTTTTGGGACATCTGAACCAGAACCAAGCACAGTAATCCCTACCATACCTTCATCATTATTTTCTGATTCATTGATAACCTCATCAAATGAGAATTTCTTCCCAATTCCCCGACCAAAATCAATACCTCCACCAAGATACACTACATACTTGTCAATTAAAGGTCTGGCAGCTTCGCCACTACTGTAATCAACAACTATACCAATAAATGTATACTGGGAATAATCTTCACCGTCGTAAACATTCCAAGAAATAAGTGCGTTGTTTTTAATAGTGTTTCCATTAATATCTACTAAGCTATTCATATTATTTTCCTTAAAAATAAATATTATCCAAATCATACTCTGGTTTGTTCAAGTTATCAAGTTCTTTTTCTGTCCGCAATTTGTCACTCATTGCGGAACGAATGTTGTATTCGGCTTCCTCTAGTTTATACAACAAACCTTGTTTAATCTTTTCACGAGAACGTTGAGCACCTTTCTTAATAAAGAAGCAGCCTCCCCAACCCTTGCTGTGATTTGAGTGATAACGATTCAAGATATCAATATCATCATAATATTTTAGTTGATACTCATTGCATTCTTCATAATCATTAATGTTTCCCATAAATGACAATAGTACACAATCTTCTGGTAGTGTATAACTTTCTGAGTCTGTCCCCATACTCCAAAACAGATCTTTGAAGTTTTTACCATCCCAGATACACATTTGTGATTTACACCAATAAGATGCGCCTTCTCTTGTTTCATCATATTGCCAACGGAAATGGTCTCCTACTTTCAATTGGTGGGTTTCTAGCAATTCTTTCAATGTTTTCATATCTTCTCCTTAATCTTTAGTTGGAATCCGAGTATAATCTTTCCCTTCGCTGGAGTCAAACAATTTGTCATCTAAAACATCAAAAGCTTGCTCAAGACCGATACGTGCAAGCTCAACATATCTTAGCACAACAGCCAGTTCTTCACAAGGGTGTTGACGATGGAAATCATAAATATATCTGTAAACGTCTTGCAACTCGCTTGCCTGCGATAGTAGCATATCCCGAGTAAACATCATATCTTCCTCTTTGCTAAACTCTTCATAATTTTCATCAAAATTATCTGACATAAAAATTCTCCTGTTTGTCTTAAGTTTTATTAGTATAGCACATAAGAAAAGTGTGTCAACAGTTAACATACGAAAAATATTTCAAAAGTTTTTCATTGTACTCTTGACACCACTATATGCCTTGTGTACTATAGCTCACACCTAATCAAGAAAGAGGAAATATAAGTGAATGTAACAATATACAAGGTATCGTTGAAGGGTGTCTGGGATAACAAAATTAATGACAGTTTCCGCAACTTGTTGAAACTTAATGGTTTTGTTCTGAAATCAGATGATGATAATTTTAGTTATGATTGGCAAGATTATGGGGGATATCCTGATGGGCATGATTACTCTAGCTGGTACAAAGACAATCAATACCAGCAATTTACATATTCCGATTACCCAGCTTGGATTCCAGAAAACAAGAAAGAGACTCAACTGCTTCTTCTTCCAGATGATTTTGCCAGTCTGATGTTCATGTTGGAGTTGCAGGAAGATAAAATCAAGTTTGAATCTATATCCAAGAGTACGATTATTGTTGATCATCCAATTGAAAAGATGATGAAAGAGTTCTCAGAAGTGTTGACAAATGGGGTGAGTAATGCGATATTAAAACAGATGATGAAACAGGAGCAATAATAAATGAACAAAATTGAAAAGAAATTGCGCAAAATTAAAGGTTTGTATAATTTATTGAATGAGCAACTCAAACAAAACGCTATTGCAGACGTAAAGAAAGAGTGTGGTTTCAGATCTGCAAACTACCCTGAGTTTGCTTTTGATTATAGTATGAGGTTTTCCAGTATTGAACTTAAAGTGTTCAAAAATAAAGTTTCAGACTATTACGATTTCGGTATGTTCTTTGGTGACGCCTTTGGATTAAACTATTATGAATTGATGGATGTAATGTTCAGTTGTGACAAGGATTTTGTTGGTGTCAATATGGTGAGATTCAATGGGTATATTGAACAACTAACAAAATTTGTTCGTAAGGCACTTAAAGGTGGTATAGATTCTATGAATTATGGTGTGCAAACTGAATCTGTAAAAGTAACAAACTATCTTGATTTTGAGGAGAGACTCTAATGTATCACTATTTTAAATCAAAGCTTAACTGGAATCCGGTAACAATTCGAGTTGTATGGGCAATGTTGCTTGCATTTTGTATTGTATTCTGGTACTATTCTTTCAAGTTGTTTGATTTTGTAGTTCATCATATCACTAAATTTGTTTGAAATTATTAGGAGGATAAATGATTACCAAAGGTAAATGGAAGAGAAATGACGAAGTAAGTACATATATTGAATCAGAGAATGGTATATTCTTAGATACAATAGGACATCTTAAACTGTGGTCAGATAAACACGTAGATCATATGCTTGCTTGTGTTAATGCTTGCCGTGGAATGGATACAAAAGAATTACAAGACAAAGGTATCGTCAGTATTGTAGGAAATGAACTTTTGAAACAAGATGAAATTATTCAGAAACTAATTGATCTTGTAGAACATTATGGAAACTGCTATAATCATGACTTGACTGCTTATCATGAATACCGCGCCGCAAAGAAATATATGGAGGATAAGAATGTCTAATAAAATCGTACTATCACGCATTAATGATTATACCCATACTGAGGTATTTGATACTTCTGTGGCGTGGGGTAGGATCTTTGCTCTCATTGTTGACGATGTTGTCAATCTATATGACGAAGATCTTACAAATCTTGTTTACGATATGTTCTCAGATCCAACAACCTCGGCAAAAGAAGATGTGATTGAATTGATGAAAGATGAGCATATTGGTTCAATGTTTATTTTGGAGGTTAATTGATGTATAATATTTCAAAAGGTCTATTCTTTTTGAAGGGGGCTCCTTTGACAAAAGGACATGTATCTGCCATTATTAGAGCAGTTTCACAAGTTGATGAATTGCATGTAGTTTTATGTTGGGACGAAAAGTTCCAAAAAACTCTAACAGCTTATCAACAAAAAGTTCAAACCAAAATTAATAGAACTCTTTGGATAACTAACACATTTAAACATTATAATAATATAAAAATTAGTGTTGTTGATGAATCATATATTAAAAGTTATCCTGACGGTGAAGTTGATTTTACTAAACTTTTGATGAATGAAGTTTATCATAATTATAAATGTTCACATTTTGATAAAGTGTTTAGTTCAGAAGTTGAATATAACGGATACTTCCAGAGGAATTTTCCTGATTCAGAAATTGTATTAATTGATCCTGAACGGAAAATGGTAGATATCTCCGCCACTCACGTTAGGAATAATTTGAGCTTACATTGGGATTATATCAGTAAAGAGGCTCAAAAAGATTTTGTAAAGAAAGTTTGTATTATTGGTGTTGAAAGTTCAGGTAAAAGTACATTAGCCATTAATCTTGCTCAATACTATGGTACAAAATATGTTGAAGAAGTTGGTAGAACCATATGTGAAAATGAATTGGGATGTTCAGAATCAACAATGACAATTGAAGACTATGAATACGTTGCAATGAAGCATAAATGTAAAGAACGTGAATATCTTAAAGATGCTAGAAAAGTATTGTTTAGCGACACTAATAACCTTATCACGTTGTTTAGTGTGATGTGTATGGGTAAAGATAGTCAACTTCTCCGTGAAATGGTTAAAAAAGAAGATTATGATCTGATTATTTTCCTTGATTGTGATGTTGAATGGGTATATGATCCACTTAGATTAAACAGCACACCGGAGAAACGTCAACAAACGTTCCAACTGCTTAAAGATCTATGTGAAGAATTTGATATTCAGTATAAAATGGTCAGTGGAAATTACTACATTCGTTTCACTGAAAGTGTTAAACTAGTTGATGAACTACTTGAAAGGAGTTAACAATGAATACTTGGGCTGATTTGTTTATGACCGTTAATCCCACTTTGTTGTTGGGCTATTGTCTGTTCTTGGGTAGTGTTTGTGGATGGTTTGTTTGTAAAACAGTGAATCATCCTACATTCAAATTCAGTAGTGCTGCATGGCCCATTCTAGATGATCTGTTTGAACCTA